TAATTTCTCAAAATTCTCTCTCAGTGCTTCTTCTCCATCACACTCAATCAAAGCCACATCACCCTCAAAACACATAAACGTCTGACCATCATCCAGACGTCCAAACACTCGACCATCTTCAAAACGATCAACTACGCCGTAACCAGTGAAACGTTTTCCTGAATAAATTGTTCGTGACTCGCTAATGAAATCTACTTTCACTCGATCGCCTTTTTTGATATGAGTCATTGGACACCCCTGAACAGATTCTTGGTTTTTTCATTCGCAAAATACAATTTGCTGCAACCAACTCGCTTAAATCCCAACCAACCTGATTCGGTTAAAGACTTGGTAATTCGTTGAGCTGCTCTCTTGCTCATACTCAATTGGTATGCAATTTCTTCTGTATTAAGCGCTTTATCGCTTTGAGCAAACTGACTCAATACATGGATCATGTTGTCAAATATTTCGGTATGGGTACTCATGCAGTGTCTCCAACTCGACTATCGCTCCAATTACATTCAACAACCGTAAGCCCATCATGCTGAAAGCGAGACCAGAGCCGATCACCCAAATTGTCCTTGAGCTGCTCTTTAGTCCAATTTGAAATTAGAACCGTTGGTTTTTTTGTGTCATAGCGTGAATACAAAACTTTGTGGACTAGCTGCAAGCGGCTTTCGTGTTGGTCATGCAAACCATACTCATCAAGGATCAGTAGGTCGTAATCAGTGAATCGCCATACGGCGCTTGCTTCACTGTCATCCGGTTTTGTCCAAGCGTTTGCAATCTCGTTCGCCATATCCTCACTGGTGACATATCGCACATAGCTACGCTGATCTAAGACGTTTCGTGCGATTGCACATGCAAGATGTGTTTTCCCTGTGCCAGTTCGCCCAACCATAATTAGATTTCGTTTTTCTCCAACGTTAAAATCTTTTGCAAATGAGTGGCACTGAACTTTTGCATTTTTTTGCCCATCGTTGCCAACGGAATAATTTTTAAATCCACTCTGAGCATGTCTATCAGGCAATCTCGCGCCTGCAAAATGCTTTTCCCTGACCATTGTATTCACAGAGACCATGTGTTCTTTTTGGGCACGTGAATAAGCATTTTCAGCACATGTTTTACAGAAATCACGACCACCAATGCTGATCATTCGCTCTTTGTGTTCTTCACAGAAACGGTTTGTTTGCTGAATTTCAGGTTTTAAGAAATTGTTGATTGCATTCACAGCATACCCTCCAGATCTAGATCATCGGTTGCAGGCGCGTGTTGAGCCTCACCCCATGCATCGTTTACGTTGCGGCTTGGTGCTTGAGTTTGTTTTTTAGTGGTGCTTGATACGCTTTGTTTGGCAGGTTTCTTGAATTCAAGAATTAACCATTGTGCGAATTTTCTTGTGCGTTGGTTTTCAGTGAGATCAATTTTGTCCTCCCAGTGAGCGTTAAAATTCCCCAAGTGGAAATCGTAATCAGGCATACCGATTACCTGCTCAGCTTGAATACCCACACTTTGTCGAATCACGTTCAAAAGTATTTCAGGATTCGGGATCCAAGTTTTTTCACCCGCGGTTTGTGTGTGTGAATTAATATCTGGTTTACCGTTATCCGTTATCCGTTCACGGTTAAGGTTATTTTGGGTTTCGTTTTCATAACCTAAAATAACCAACTGGGTTTCTTGTGGGTTTTCTAAATCATCAGAATTACTCGTATCTTGGTTTTCATTAGGTTTATTTTTGCGTGGACGACCACCCTTTTTACCGTTTTCACGACTTTTGCTTGCATTTTGCTGATACTCAGCAATTTCAGCATCACAACGCTTATTATGAAAACCATCTTCCTGCTCAAAAAAGAAATCTTGCAGTACATTTAGTACGGCATCTTTTTCCTCTTGGGTTGTTGCACGTAACCTACGAAAAACCGACTGGGTTTCTTTAGGTAATGGTTTTTCGTTTAAATAATAAAAGTCGATTGCACGGCGATAGAAACACTCCTCAATCGGCGTGAGATGTGTTGTATCGACCACAAAATCACTTATATGGTGCAGATATTTATACATTTACACCCCCAACCTTACTAATCCACGCTTCTCCAACTGACGAACAATTCGCGGCTGGATAAATTCGTTGTTGATCTTGTATCGTGTGCGGGATTTTTCTTGAACTTGAATTAATAAATGCCCATCTTCCATGCGTTGACGAACTAACTTTGCCGCCCCCCCCATGTGCGTTGTTTCTTCAAGCATGTAGAATTTTTCTTGAGCAGCTATAGCAGCATTCATTACTGACAAAGGCATGGCTGCAAGCTCTTTCGTCGTGTAAATCTTTACAGGCTGTTCAAGCGGTATCACTGTTTCGATTGGTGTTTTTGAAACAGACACATCTTGCTTTCTTTTCGCGGCGTATCTCATGCTGCAACCTCCATCACTGGAATACGTTTTCTGTAAGAGCGCGTATTTGAAAATTTTGAAACTAGATCCTGGTATTCATTTAAAAGTGAATAATCTGGCTGAATACCGGTTAGATCTGGAAGACGGCGCATACTTGCGTGCAATGAATATCCAGTGACCTGTTCAACCAGGCACATCAATGCATAGACTTGGGGGTTTTGTTTTGCACCGTGAATGAGATCCGCAGCACTGGCCATAATGCAAGTGATGCAACTCAATCGATCATTATCTTGATATGCCCAATGCGGTAGCTGATCTGCAGTGTTAATGGTTCCAAAAACTTGGGTGGTATTAAAATCATGCACTGGTAAATAGTTGTACCAGTAACGACCAGCTTTCCCATTATTTACAGTGGGTTTATATACTTCTTGCTTTGCTCGGTTGTCTGATTCCTCTGCTCGCAAACCCATGCAATTTATAATTCGGTCAAAGCCATTAGCTTTGGCATAACGGCGCACCTCACGTGTAATAGGTCCACGTTTTAGATCACTGGTGCACTGGCGATACTTTGGTGATGGAAAAGATGGAACCTCAGGTCTTTCCTGGTATCGTTTTAGCACCATATCCAAAAATGATTTTTTAGCTTTGGCCACAATGAAATCAACTCCAGCTGCAGCCGCTTGATCTCGAGCTAATTCCATTGCGCCTGGCCACTCCATAAAACCTAAACTGGCATGCACAACAAGGATCTGATCCTTAGGTACAAACTCAAGTAGCTTTATCATCATGGCTTGGCTGTCCTTGCCGCCAGAATGGTTAATGACAAACAAAGATGTTTAAACCAGATATCATCAATGATTGGTGTCATTCTTCACCGCCCTGGTCTTTAACCTGAATAAAGCGACCAAACATGATGATTTCTTTGCATCGATGTAAGCTAGAAATGATCATCCCTGCATCTTGATAGCTGATACGATGATCACGACTTAAAGCTTCAATTAACTCATCACGGGTTACAGCAGCATTCGCTTCATCACGATTAATTTTGCGTAAATTGGCTTTCCGAATATCCAAATAACTGTTTAAAGTTCTTAATGCCGGCTCATGCCAGGATTGAATAATTTGAGCTTGTTTATAATCAGGTAACTTTGCTGAGCTATTCATGAAACCTCCTTCTGAGCTGCCAATGCTTTACTCAAATGGATCTGTACATCACTAGATATAAGTTTGCATTTTGGAGAAATGTTGTTTTCTAAATATGAGTCATCGCCCATGAATGCTGTGCGATTTTCTCTTGATAACCTGCGCTTGGCTTTAATCTCAGTAATTGATGCGTGTCTCAGTAAATGTTTAAGAGCAAACTTTGCCCCATCATCCAGAAGCACACTATCCTCATTAACTTGAGACACAGTCATCAAAGAGTCATGCATGTCACTGTCAATAAAAACAACCGTGTCACCAACTACATAATCACTGTTGTTCACTTCATTTGGTTTTGATATATTTGTCATGTTCTTAGATCTCTCCGATGTATGAACACAAAAAGTTTGATCTCGCACATCAAGCTTTTTCTGTTTGTAGAGCCGATAAATATTTACTGCATTCTTTTTTAAGCGCAGCACGAATAGATTTAATTTTGCTTTCAAGTTCTTCTAGGATCAGATCTGCATCATTCAACTCATCAGGTGTTACAACACCGTCAGACATGATGTTATGAATAGACTGGTTCATTTGCCCATTACTGATATTCATACCCAAAAGACACTCAAGTACTGACATTTGATGTTCGTTTTCATCTGCTTTCGCAGGTATACAAATCAATCCAAATTTATGAGCCCAAGCTTTGATTAATGCCGTATTCCCTGTGTATGACATGATTGCTTCTACCGATTTCAGGCTTGGCAAATGTTGGTCCATATTTGGGTTTGCATAGTTCAAAACTGTTTTATGCGACACACCTAGTACCTGAGCAATTTCTTTAGGCTCTATATCACCCGACTGATTAATCATTGCATTAAGAGCAATCTTTGCCTCTTTGCTTAGTTTTATTTCACTCATATGTGAATCCTTGTTTTTATTCACGTTTACGAAAATGAGAATTAATTGGATAGTAGTCCTATGTAATCCAACGAAAGCTACTTTTGAACTGGCTTGGTTCTATCAATCACAAATGGTATTGCTGTTGCTGTAGCCATGATTTTTCCAACAGATGAATCTGGAACAAATTCACCCCATTGATATATCGCTTGGACAGTCAACCCGATTTCATCAGCCAATTTGGCCACGTCTCCATAATGGGTAATGGCAACTTCGGTTTTAATTAAAACTCTCATGCTAGTTCCAATAAAGTAATCTTTATAATTAAAGCATACTTTAATTGAATAAAACAAGCAAACTTTAAATGTTTGAATGTAAGCTAGCTTTAAAATGTAAAGTAGATTTTATAAATGAGCACACTTCACGATAGAATTTCACTTGCTGTTAAACACTACTTGTCCACCAAAGGTTTGGAGAAATTAAATCGAAGTGAGATGGCTACGTTCTGCAAGGTTTCAGTAGCTGCTATTGGGCAGTGGATAAATGGAAAAGTTAATTCTCTTGATAGCTATACAAATGCAAAGGCTGCGCAATATCTTGGTGTTAATCCTTATTGGTTAGCTGGCGATCCTAAATATTCAATGTTGGATAAAATTGATAGTGTTTGCTCTGATCAAACTATGGCGAATTACAAGCCGGTAATGGTTTGGGAGGCTCCCGAAGATCTCGACCCAAATACTTATGTAATTATTCCGCATGTTGATGTGAAATTTTCTGCTGGTGATGGTCGAGTTGTTGAACTTGAACCAACAACTAAAGGTTATGGAACAGCTCAATTATGGGAGTGGGTGCAGAAAAAGCGCATTTCTCCTAAAAATTTAGTTACTGTTGATATTGATGGCGATAGCATGGAGCCAAAGATTCCAAACGGAAGTGTCGTTACTTTAGATAAATCCATTAATACAATTGAGCAAATACAACCTAACAAGGTTTACGCTATTAGATACGGTAATGAGTTGAAAATTAAAAGATTATCAAGAAGATTTGATGGTGCATTAATTATCGATAGTGATAATCCGGCTTATGATCGTGAAATTGTTGAGGTAGCAGATTTGGAACACATTGGAATAATTGGGAAATATGTTTCTCACTCTTACGATGGTGAAATTTAAGATTGCTTATATGAAATACTATTACAGAGGCATAACACTATGATCGCTACACTGAATAAATCAAAAACCTCACTATCTATTAACAAGCAAGAATTTAAAGCAGCATTATCTAAAATTGGTGATGGTATTGATAAACAGATAGCATCACTTAAGAAAGCCAAGCAAAGTTATGACGCTGCTGAAATGGCACGCGAAGTCGTTACTGAAGCAAATATCTTTGAAGCAATAATCGAGGGTTTTAATGAGGCTGAGGGTACTAATCTAAAATTAGCAGATATAAGCAATTTGGAGCAGGCACAAGGCTGGATTGATGAGTTTTCAGAAAAGTACAACTCTTAAAAACGCATTTGCTTTGATTAATAAAAATTAAAACTGTGAACCCGACACAGTTCTGACAACAGATCGGGTGGA